AGCAGGAATTCCACTTCAAGGATTAGTACATGATTTATCAAAATTTTCTCCAACAGAGTTTTGGGAAAGTGTTAAGTATTATCAAGGTACTTCAAGCCCGATTGATGCTTGTAAGAAAGCAAATGGTTGGTCAGCAGCTTGGATGCATCATAAGGGAAGAAACAAGCATCATTACGAATATTGGCAAGATAATTTTGATAATGGTGGAAATCCGATTGAAATGCCAATGAAGTATAAAAAGGAAATGTTATGTGATTATCTTGGTGCTGGCAGAGCATATCATGGAAAATCTTTTGATTTTGAAAAAGAATTGCAGTGGTGGAAATCAAAGAAGAGTAAACCGATTGCTATGCATCCAAATGATATGGCATTCATTGATAAATACATAAACTTATTTTATGAGTGTGAAAAGAGAGAATATGATATTGGAACAATATTCAATTTAATTAAGAAAGAAGGAAAATAATTATGGAGCAGATCATTAACAGTTTATTAGAAACAGATGCATATAAGCTTTCAATGGGACAGGCGATTTATCATCAGTTTAGCGATTATAAAACCACTTGGAGTTTTAAATGTCGTAATAAGGATGTTCATTTTACACCAGAAATGGTAGAAGAGATCCGTAGACAGATTAAATTATATTGTGGTTTGAGATTCACAGAAGATGAACTTACTTATATTGATAATATCAAATGGATGAAAGGTTCATATGTTGATTTTCTGAGATTGTGGCAGCCAAGATATGAGGATTTTGAGATTACAATAGATTCAGATTGTGGTCTTTCTATCGAAACATTTGGTACATGGCTTAATACATCTATGTATGAGATTCCTACACTTGCGATTGTAAACGAAGTATATTTCAGAATGGCATATAACTATGAGGAATTGCTTGATAGTTTCAAAAAGAGATTAAATGAAAAGTACGAAAATCTCAGAAGTGGTCATTGGTACGCTGGTACATTTTCTGAATTTGGTCTTAGACGTAGACTTTCTGCCGAAGCACAGGAGTTAGCTGTTGAGAAGTTTTCACATTTAAACGATACGTTACATAGTCCTTCAAAATTTGTAGGTACAAGTAATGTGTATCTGGCGAAGAAATATAATCTTACACCTGTTGGAACAATGGCTCATGAATGGATTATGTGTACAGGACAAGGTAATCATAAACACAATCCTGCATATTCAAACTGGTATGCTCTTGATGCATGGGTTAAAGAGTATGGTGTATTAAATGGTATTGCTCTTACAGATACGATTACAACAGATTGTTTCCTTAAAGATTTTCAGTTGACCTATGCAACATTATTTAGTGGTGTCAGACATGATAGTGGAGATCCTTATGAGTGGGGTGAAAAGATGATTGCTCATTATGAGTCTTTAGGCATCAATCCTAAGACAAAGACATTATTGTTCAGTGATAGTCTTGATTTTGAGAGAGCAGATAAGTTATTTAGACATTTCCACGACAGAGTTAATGTTGCTTTTGGGATTGGTACTTATTTAAGCAATGATACAGATGTTCCTGCACTTAATATTGTTATGAAAACAACAAAATGTAATGGTATGGATGTTGCAAAGGTTTCAGATGTAACAGGCAAAGGTATGTGCAAGAATCCTGAGTATGTAGATTATCTGAATAGATGTATTGATTGGAGAATGTCGCATGAATAAGATTTTACTTATTCCAGGAAGTTTTAATCCTATCACAAATGCTCATGTGGATATGGCATTGGCTGCAAAAAATGCAGTTAATGCCGACATGATATATTTTATTCCAGCTCATGATACTTATGTGGCAAAGAAAAGAACATTAATTCCTGGTTATTGTCGAGTGTCATTGATAAATTCAATGCCAAATTGTGATAAGAATAACATGAAAGCATTGGATATAGAAACAACAAGCTTCTTTCCACAAAGAACATACAATACAATAACACAGCTAAGAGATGAAGTAGAAAAAGAGTATAAATTCAACGAATATTATATTTGTTTAGGGATGGACAATATTCAAACTCTGACAAGTTGGTACAATTGGAAACCATTTGTAGAGGAATATCATTTTGTTGCTTGCGTAAGGGAAGGTCAGAATCTTGAGACTGCTTTAAGAGAAGCAAACCTTATGGAATATAAAGATCACTTCACAGAAATTCAGATACCAGAAAATCATACTTCTTCAAGTTTGGTTAGAGATTTATGTGAAAAGGGTGAATTTGAAAAGGTAAAAGAATTAGTCCCTAGAAATGTATATGAGTATTTAATTCGGTTCTATGATGTGATGAATCGAATGTAGGAAGGAGAATATATAAATGTTTGATGCTAAGAAAGTAAAAAATGAAATCGTAGAGTGGATCAGAAATTGGTTTGAAGAAAATGGGAAAGATTGTATGGCAGTAGTGGGAATTTCTGGTGGTAAAGATTCAAGTGTTGTAGCTGCATTATGTGTAGAAGCTCTTGGGAAAAATAGAGTAATTGGAGTCCTTATGCCAAATGGACATCAATCAGATATTACGGATGCATATAAATTATGCGAATTACTGAATATTAAAAGTGTTGAGGTTAATATAAAAGAAACTGTAGATAGTGTGTACGATGCTATTCGTTATGGTGTTTATGATGATACACGACAAGGTTTTGACGAATTAAACATATCTGTGCAGTCCAGAATTAATTTACCACCAAGAATCAGAATGGCTACATTATATGCTATTTCTCAGTCAGTAAATGGTCGTGTTGCTAATACATGTAATCTTTCTGAGGATTGGGTAGGTTACGCTACAAAATATGGCGATGCCGCTGGTGATTTCAGTCCATTATCTCAGCTTACAGTAACAGAGGTTAAGGCTCTTGGTCGTGAGTTAGGACTTATATCTGAATTAGTTGATAAGACACCTACCGATGGTCTTTGCGGAAAGACCGATGAAGATAACCTTGGATTTACTTATGCTGAATTAGATACATATATCAGAGATGGAATTGAGCCAAGTGAGGAAATAAAAGCTAAGATTGATTCAATGCATGAGAAAAATCTGTTTAAATTACAGCCGATGCCAAGTTTTGTGTATCAGGCGTAAATGAGATACTATATATAGTGCCTGTGCAAAATATAGACACTATATATAGTAATATTTTTACCAAGAAACATAGATTTCAATGGCAAGAGATATGTCTATTATAATGTTTTGTAGAAAGCATTACTGATATTGATTAGGAGTATTCATTATTGTAGGGCTGTTCAATTCAGATTGACAACGGCATAAATGTGGATACTAGTTGGTGATTTATGTGTCAGTGGGGCTGTACTAGGTTCGAACCCTTTATATGGTGTAAGTGGGCATAACAATAATGAATATTTGGAGAATCATATGGTAGATAATAAATTACGTCAGCAATATAGACAGGCTGTTGACGATTTAAGAATAGAATTTAAGAAAACTTATTTGTACGGATTGTGCGAAGAAGTTGTGAAGAGATTAAGTAAGATTTTGAGATAGAAGCAATCTGAAGGAAACTTCAGAGAATAATATAGTGTTAGTAAGTGAATATAATATGCCTGATGATTTTAAGTGTATTTGGCAGAAAGAACGAAAGGTATTGCAGAAGTCAGATAGAGTTACAGGTGAGAAAGCTGTAGAGAAGTTGTTTGAGATAAGAGGAGGCGAATAAATGGCTGATAAATTAATCAATAAGCAATTGGTAGACATTGACGAATTATTGCAGTTTCTATCAGATAATGGATTTGATATTGATGATGGAGTTTGGAACAAACATGAAATGTCTTTAAGAGAGGTATTTGACGAGTACAAGAAGAATACTATTCCAGATGTAGAAATTGGACAGACTGTATGGGTTATTAGTAAGGATTATCATGATATATATTCAATTAAAGAATGTCATGTACATAAGAAACAGATTAGAGCAAGGTATACGTTTTCTGTGAGAGGTAGACATTATTATTGTGGAACTTTTACGAAAAACAGTATTGGCAAAACTGTGTTCTTTTCAAAAGAAGCTGCTATTGAGTCAGTGAATGGTAAGGAATATAAGCTGGAAGAGTGGACTTGAAACTCGCATTTCACAAGGAGGCAAAATATTGAAGATTGGTGACAAAGAAAATGTTAATGAAATCACACTCAGACATAAGGGCAGAGATATTAAATTTGAATGTTTTATCAAACCAT